ATTACGCCCGCAGCAAGCGGTACAGTGCCTCCTAGCTCCATGCCTACATCAAAGCCATGATCCTGAAAGGCTCGGTTATACACTTTCTGGTTGAACTCACCGTTGACTATTGCATTCTGGATAGGAGGTAAGTTATTCATTAAGCCACCTAAACGCTGACCGCTTCTGACTTCACCCGTAACCGGCAAAGCATCGAGTGCAAAGCTATCCAGGTTCTGCGGGCTTAATACGTTTAATGCCCGTCCTACTGGAGTCTGTTTGAGAAATGCGTTAGCCATTAGTTGATTGTCTTATTCTCATCTTCAAACACCGGCACAGCAGACAACTTACCGTCCTTTCTCACAGCATCAACCCGTACAACTTTCGGCCTAGCTTCGGCTGTGGCTTGTATCTGGTTGATTGTCTCTACCGCTGATTGATTAAACTGTGCTGCCATGTTCTGAATGACTTCAACACTAGCCGCTAACTCTTTGGCAAGGTCTAGACTCACCTCATCCTTACGCTGATCAACCTCTTGCTGACCCTCTTGTATGAAATCTTCTTTGTTAATGTTGACCTCCTGTATGACCAAATCAGCACCTTTCTTAGCCAGATTAGCCACTTCTTTAGCTACCTGAGCCTCGAATTTAGCCTGCTTAGTCTCTAGCTCTGCTGTCAGTTTCTCAACCTCTGCCTTGTCTAGATTAGCCTGCTGTGCTGCCTCTTGTACCTGTTGACCTAGTTGCTCAACCTGACCCATTGCAGTTTCAGCTTGCCGCATCATTATCTGGACTTCTGCGGGTACTTCCTGTTCTTCATTAACCAGTGATTGAACTTCTGGTGGTAGCATGATCTTTAATCGTTCACTGATTTCTTCACTAAACGGTAAATCCATAGACTTGAAGATAAGATCACCAGCTATCGGGAATATGCCCGGGTTACCTTGCATCAGGGTTTGATAAGTCTCAGCCGCCTCTTGTCTGCGTGTAGAGAAGTTCGGGCCTAATGTCACTACCGCATCATAGCGTCCTAGTGAAAGGTCATTGATCTTGATATCTTCACCCAGATCATTCTTGACGAAAGTATTTACCTTTTTATAGGCATCTTCACCAGTAGGGCCGATAATCCGCAGCTCTCGATCGGTATCGTAGATATTAGGGATAAGGTCAATTAGTATTTCCCATGTCCTTTGGATGCCCTTGCCTCGGTTATCCTGATAGTTAAACGTAGCAATCTGCCCCATCTGTTGACGTGCTATCTCTTGCCGTCCAGAACTCGCCTGATTAGCCGCGCCCACATCTGCTGCGAAGATACCCGTAACCATGTTGATTTCTTCACTAGCTATCTGACTCTCTTGAATCAATGCTACCGGAACATCTGAGCCTCCAGTGCGTTGTGGTGCGCCTGGGGCTTTAGGGTCAGCATTGTATAACCGATAAGGCATATTCTCTTTGTGAGCTATTGCCCATGTTGACTGATGCCCCTCGATCTGTTCAGGCGTTGCCCAGATAGTCGAGAGTGGAGTGCCTGCAATGGTTTCGGTTATGGCTGTGCGGGTGATGTTGTAACTGCGTTGAGCGTCCTTAGCGAAACGACCAATGCCCCACCAATATGTCCGACCATCTATTACAATGTACTCACCATAGATCATCACGAACGGAAACATAGAGCCAGCCCATTCAGTTGGAGCCTCTAGAATTGCTCTACCACTTGCAATAACCATCATTATTTTACTGGTCTTGACGGTTCTGCGGTTCTTAATAGCGTCGGGTTGCTTTAATATCTCGATACCTTCATCGCTTTCAGCGTCTACTACCTGACCATTCACCAATTGTAATAGTTCTTTAGTGGTCGGCTCCTTATACCAATACTCGGCAATCCTGATCTGTTCTTCATCTTCCCAGTCCTCATCATCATCAAACTCTGTGTCATCAAAATTAACTGGTTCAGCTTTAGGCCATCTGTGTTTAAACTCTTTCTTTGATACCTTCTCAGTCAATATCCAGTCATCTGCGTCCCTTTTATACTGCTCTTTAGAGTTGTTATCAGCGTACAGACAGAAAGGATTCGGGATGCCTTCAATGTGTATGTCCTGATCAAATGCGGTATCAGTTGAAAAGTCTGTAGTGATTCGCCATGCGCCCATACCTGCACTTACCTGATATTCACTGGCATAATCAATAATGGTGTCAGCGTTTGAGATATTCCATATGTTACGGGTTAATCCTTCAATGATCTCTGCAACGTCCTTATCGCCACCCTCTACGCCCCTAACCTTTCCCTCTGCGGGATTGGCCTTCATGTCGTTGATGATTCTCTTGGCAGTAACGCGGGTCTTGTTGAACTCGTAACAAGGGCGATTACCCCTGTTCTTCTTCATGTTCTCTTCCCATTGCTCACCTGGGACATTGATAAACTTCATATCTATCATTGCCTCTTGCCGATTGTCCTGATCAGCTTCAGTCATTGCGGTGAATCGAGTCCTGATTGTTTTCAGTAACTCTTCATCTTTCTGCATCTGCTTTTTACTGTGTGCCATTATCTTAGCCCTGCGTATAGGTTTTTGATCTCTCGATCTTCATTCGTTAATTGATCAGCGACAACCGCTAAATACCTGTATCCATCAGACCCGTGTGAGTTTTCATCATGTAACGGCGCACCCGGTTGCATAGTTTGCTTGTTAATCATTCGCTTGTATCGTGATAACCGATTAAACAATGCGCCAGCCTTGTCTTTATCTATCACTGTTCGAGCTAATAGCATTCTAGCCGCCTTTATGCCGTTCTCTATGCCTATCTCTGGGGTTATCTCTACATCACGCCCTAACGCCTTGAGTATATCTTCTGCGCTCTTGTCGCTCAATACAGACCTGTTACGACCATCATGCGGTAAATAGTCCTTGCCCCAACGATACTTTCTAGAGGCTAAATCTTCTCGCCCCTCTTGAGATAGAATGTAATCATCAATGGTTCTATGATCATCTTCAATGTAATCAATAATCCTGATCTCTGAGGCTGACTTTTGTACAAATAGAATAGTCATTGAATCATTCCATCCTAAATCCCAGATTGTGTGAACTTTCAGCATTGGGTCATAAGGTACACTCATTAACCGTTTCTCAGCCTTGAGCTTGATTAATTCTTTAGCAAAGATTGCGCCATCAATAACAACCTTACACTTACCTTCCCAGATATTGTCATAGTCATCCTGATCTCGTAATCCTTTACTGACTGACCTTAACAATTCTTCTCTTTCTTCCTTGAGTACATCAGAGAACCACGGGTTATCCTGCCATCCAATATGAACCACCTTTGCAGACTGTGGAGGATTAGCAACGAACCTCATGTAAGTTTCATCAGTGTCTAGCTCTGGATTGAGACTAATCCATATCTCTGACCCTTCCTTTCTGATTGTCGGGATTAGAATGTCCCATGATCTTCTGACTACGTTCTGAGCTTCTTCAACCCAGCATACATCGTAGCCTTCATATGATTTTAAACTTGAGGTGGTCTGTCCTGATAAGCCTGTAAAACTAAACTTACCCTCTTCTGATCTGATCTCATTAGCTAGGATTGTGTAATGAGTTTGTAAATCCATTTCTTCTATTTGATCACTTAGAAGCTGATGAACAGAGTCTTTTATGGATTTCTGTATTTCTCTAGCGCATAGGATTCTTAATGGGTCGTTTATTCCTTTTAATAATAATGCTCTAGCAAAGCCCCATGATTTTGTCCCTGCTCTACCGCCTTCAGCTATCTTGTAACGATAGTTTTCAAACAGAAAGTCTAGCTTCTGTGGGAAATCTTCAAATTCTTCATTTATTGTTTGGGCTAACAAAGCGCACCTTTTTCTCTATAACTAAAGGGTTTTCTTCATCACCACCTACTGTAACACTTTGCGCTGGCCTACCATCAATTCTGTCTGCTATTTCTTTTATTGCCCATTGTTCACCATCTAATGCAGATGCTACAAGTTTATCAGTAACGTCATTTAATCCGCCATCTACTGACTTGCTGGCTCTTGCTAATGCTCGCTTTAAGGCTGACTGATATAGCCCTTTGCTTCTACCTTCTTGATTACCTTCTTTAAATGGCATGAATACATAACCTAAGCATTTGATTTATAAACTAACTGGATGTTGTATCAACACCGG